CAGCAGACGCTACATTCAGATTTACCTATTATAACGTAGAAAAATTATTTTAATTGTGATATACTCCTAATAGGAGGTATAATATGAGCAAACTTGACGAAGTATTACAAATGTGGACTGCGGATTCTAACATTGACCGCACTGAACCAGGTAAAGCACTGATTGATATTCCCAAACTTCACTCAAAGTATCTGAACATTCTTTCTTCACATCGGTTACTAGCCAAAGAAGCAGAGTTCAACTACAACAAATGGCGTAAGTTGAAATGGGAATACTATACAGGTAGACTTGATGATGAAGATTTGACCAAATATGGTTGGCAGCCATTTCCATTTACACTCAAATCTGAGATCAATACATACTTAGAAGCGGATGAAGATATCAATAAGTACCTTGCAAAGAAGTTGTTGCATGAAGAAATTGTTGAAGTCTGTCAGGCAATATTAAAAGAATTGAACAACCGAACATGGGAACTTCGTTCATTCATTGACTGGGAAAAATTCATACAAGGTGTTTGATTTAATATTATATAAACAAAATGAAGCATTCATCAGGTTTGCGTGTGAGAAAAGTGTCGCACAAGAACTTGCAGATTACTTTACATTCTTTGTACCTGGTTATCAATTCATGCCAGCGTACAAGAATCGTCTTTGGGATGGTAAGATAAGACTTGCTGACCTACGAACATACACTATCTACCATGGACTTGTACCTTACATTGAAAAGTTCTGTGAAGAAAGAGGTTACAAACTTGAGGTTGATGCTGCTGTAAACAATACAGAGAGTTTTTCAGCATTGGAGGCCAATGAGTTTTTGGAGCAACTTCATTTGGACAAGACCATTATAACAGAAGGTGTAAGGGAGTATCAATACAAAGCATTCATTACTGCCGTAAGAAGAAAGAGAATGTTGTTGTTATCACCCACTGGTTCAGGTAAGTCTCTGATACAGTATCTTATTCTTCGGTATTTACAATACAAAGATTACAGAAAAGGATTACTGATTGTACCAACAACATCACTTGTTGAGCAAATGTATTCCGATTTCAAGTCATATGGTTATGATGCAGACACTTATTGTCATCGTCAGTATTCAGGCAAAGAGAAGCACACAGATAAGTTTCTAACCATTACCACATGGCAATCTATCTACAAGAATCCACCAGAATACTTTGAGCAATTTGATTTTGTATTGGGTGATGAAGCACATCAGTTCAAAGCAAAGTCATTGACTACCATTATGACTGGTCTGAAGAATGCATCATATCGTATTGGTTGCACAGGTACAGTTGACGGCACACAGACTCACAAACTAGTGTTAGAAGGACTATTTGGTCCTGTGTATCAGTCTACCACTACTGCTAAACTGATTGAGAATAAACAACTGGCAGACTTCCGTATTAAGTGTCTGGTACTGAAATATTCTGAAGAGGTGTGTAAACTCTCTAGAGGTTGGGATTATCAATCTGAGATAGACTACATAGTAAGAAGTACCGCAAGAAATGAATTCATACGTAATCTTGCATTGTCACTTGAAGGCAACTCACTTATACTATTCAATCTAGTAGAGAAGCATGGTAAACATCTACACAAGATGATTGAAGAAAAGGCCACCAATCGTCATGTGTTTTTTGTTTATGGTGGCACAGACGTTGATGTCCGTGAACAAGTTCGTGCTATTACCGAAAAACAAAACAATGCCATTATCGTGGCATCATACGGTACCTTTAGTACGGGTATCAACATTCGCAATCTACATAATGTCATCTTTGCATCACCGTCTAAGTCAAGGGTTAGAAATCTACAATCAATTGGTAGAGGTCTAAGAATAGGTGATAACAAAAGTGAAGCAGTTCTCTATGATATAGCCGATGACTTTCGTATAGGTAAACATGTAAACTATACCTTGCAACACTTGCAAGAACGTGTTAGGATATACGATGAAGAAAAGTTTAAGTACAAGTTTTACAATATAGAGGTCAAGAATGCATAACGTCAAACTTATAAGAATGCAATCTGGTGAAGATATCATGGCTTCTATGTTTGAAGAAGAGAATTCTGATCAAATACAAATCAACGATCCTATGCGTATTGTGTTTCGTCGTTTACCTACAGGTCAAACGGTCATGATGATGATGCCATGGTTACCAGTAGAGTTGATCAAAGAAAACTCTGCGATGATTTATTATTCAGACATCGTGACTGTTGTAGAGCCTAAAGAATCAATGATACGATACTATGACAAACTTGTTGAGCGAACAATTGAAGAGATGGCAGATTCAGATAAGATGATTGATAATCTCTTAGAAGAACAAGAGCAAGAAGAAGAAGATGTGCAACATCAAATCATAGAAGAAGTTATTCAAAGCATACAAGAAGCAAAGAATAAAAAACTTCATTAATAGGAATTTTTGTTATGTCAAAAGTGGTGACATTTGTGATACCAAGCAGTGCCAAGCAGGCCTATCAGGACCTGTCACAAAAATATTCGGCTATTGAGCCGCCGACATGGGCACTCCTTTTGGCGCAAGCAGTTCGTAAAGAAGGACATGATCCTTGTATCTTAGACTTTGATGCGGACCCATCACCAGACCTTGAGCATTCGGCTCATCGTATCTCTGCTACGAATACAGACATAGCAGTGTTTGTTCTTTATGGACAAAATCCAAACTCAGGCACCACAATGATGATTGGTGCATCAAGACTAGCAAGACAACTCAAACTCATTCGGCCTTCAATCAAAACTGTATTCATTGGCTCTCATGCATCTGCATTGCCGTATGATGTGATTGGTTTACCTTATGTTGATTTTGTATTCATCAATGAAGGTGTATATGGTTTACTAGACCTACTTCAAACAAACTACAAAGATCACTTGGATAAAGTTCGTGGTCTTGTTTATAAGAAGCATGGCTTTGCTGCAACAGGTGCACCAGGAGAAATTGTCAAAACAGAAGACATGGATCGTGTAATGCCTGGTTATGCATGGGATTTGCTACCAAAGAAAACAAATCTTTTAGACAAGTACAGGGCACATTATTGGCATACAAACTTCTTAGATGAAGATCGTACACCGTTTGCCGCAATCTCAACATCATTAGGCTGCTCATTTGGTTGCAACTTCTGTATGATCAACATCGTGAATCGTACATCGTATCAGCAAGGTACAGTATCGTCAGACTCACGTGGTATGCGTTTCTTTTCACCAGAATTGATGCTCAAAGAATTTGAGTTTCTGTGGGAAAACGGTGTGCGTACAGTTCGTTTGACTGATGAAATGTTCTTTCTGAACAAGAAATACTATGTGCCTATTTTACAAGGTCTTGTTGATCGTGGTATGAAGTTTAACTTTTGGGCATATGCACGTGTTGATTCTGTTCGCAAGGATCAACTTGAACTATTTAAAGAAGCAGGTGTTAATTGGCTTGCACTTGGTATTGAAGCAGGTAATCCACAAGTTCGTTTAGAGATTGATAAAGGTCGCTTTAAGCAAGTTGACATTCGTGAAGTTGTACAAGATATCAAAGATGCAGGCATCAACGTACTTGGTAATTACATGTTTGGTTTTCCAGAAGACACACAAGAAACAATGCAAGAGACACTTGACCTTGCACTTGAGTTGAATTGTGAACATGCAAACTTCTATGCAGCAATGGCATTACCTGGCAGTCCACTATACATGGAAGCAATTAATAATAAATGGGAATTGCCAGAGACATTTGAAGAGTTTGCATTTCTTTCATATGATTGTAAACCACTCAGAACAAAAGCACTAACTGGTGCTGAAGTTTTAAAGTTTCGTGATGAAGCATGGCACAAATACTTTTCACATGAACCATTTCTAAATCTTGTTGAGAATAAATTTGGCACACAATCAAGACAGAACATTCAAGAGATGTCAAAGATTAAATTGAAGAGGAAGATACTAGGTGACTAAGCAAGAACTTATAGAATTTGAAGAGAAGATGGCAGAGCATTTTAATAATGCTCGTATTCGTGCGCCAATTCATCTTTACTATGGCAATGAAAATGAACTGATTAAAATCTTTAAAGATATTCGTTCAAAAGATTGGGTGTTCTGTTCATGGCGTTCACACTATCAATGTTTGCTGAAAGGTGTACCACCAGAACAAATAGAAAAAGATATTTTGGAAGGCAAATCAATTTCACTGTGCTATCCAGAATTCAATATCTACTCATCAGCAATCGTTGGTGGTAACATACCAATTGCTGTTGGTGCTGCAATGGCTATGAAGAGAAAAAAGATTGATACAAAAGTTTATTGTTTTGTTGGTGACATGACTGCTGAATCGGGCGTCTTTTCTGAGAACTTAAAGTACAGCATGGCTAATAATTTGCCTATCAAGTTTATTGTTGAAGACAATGGTAAGTCAGTGTGTACAGACACGATGAAGACATGGGGTTTAAATCAATCATTATACAAACATCTTGACCAAGAATACATTTATTACTATGAATATGAAACCAAATATCCACATGCTGGTGCAGGAATGAGGGTGCAATTTTGAAATACTTTGAAGAACTCAAAGCAGCAATGGAGATGCTGTCAAAAGATTCACGTGTAATGTTCATGGGTCAAGCAGTTGAGTATGCTGGCACTGCCATGACAAACACATTGAAAGATGTACCAAAAGAACAGTTGTTAGAAATGCCTGTGTTTGAAGACACACAAATGGGTATGACACTTGGTCTTGCACTTGCTGGTTTTATTCCTGTGAGCATTTATCCACGATGGAATTTTTTAATCTGTGCAACAAATCAACTTGTCAATCATGTTGATAAAATTACGATGATGTCTGATTACAAACCACGTATCATCATTCGTACAAGTATTGGCTCAGAAAGACCTTTGCACCCACAACACCAACATGTCGGTGATTACACCGATGCTTTTAGAATGTTGTGTGAAAATGTTGATGTGATAAGACTAGAAGAACCAGAAGATATTATGCCTGCATATACAAAGGCATATGAAAGAAAAGATGGTATTGCTACGATACTTGTAGAGTACGGAGACTACTATAACGAAAAATGATTATATCTAGAACTCCTTATCGTCTTTCTTTGTTTGGTGGTGGTACAGATTATCCAGCATGGTATCAAAACAGACCTTCTAAGGTCATATCTGCTGCCATGGCACACTACTGCTATATAAGTTTAAAGAAGTTACCGCCTTACTTTGACTATGTGAATAGAGTTATCTATTCTAAAATTGAAAGCGTATCAGATATTTCACAAATAGATCATCCTTCTGTAAGGGAGTGTTTGAAATACTATGATATACCTAATGGGATTTCTATTAGCCATGACGGCGATTTACCTGCTCGTTCAGGCATTGGATCAAGTTCTTCATTTACTGTTGGATTGATTCACGCCATACTGGCTTCAAAGAAAAAATTGCCAACGCCGTATGGTCTTGCAATTGATGCTATCAATATAGAACAGAACTGTATTGGTGAGTCTGTTGGTGTACAAGACCAAATCATGGCGGCTTATGGTGGCATTCGTGTCATTGAATTATCTGATGAGGGTATCAATGTTCGTGACCTAAGAATTAAAGATGATTATACACTCAACCTAGAAGAACATATCATGCTAGGTTTTTCAGGCATTGATAGATTTTCAAGTGTTCACGCCAAACACCAAATTGATGCTATCAAAGAGGGTAAGTCTACAAAGTTATTGGAAGAAATAACTTCAGTCACAAATAATGCATTGTATATTTTTGAAAATCATGGTAAAATAGAAAACATAGGTGAGTTGTTAGACTATCAGTGGAAACGGAAAAGAGAACTCACGGATAGTGTTACAACTAGTTACATAGATACAATATACAATAAAGCAATGAATGCTGGTGCATACGGTGGTAAATTGATGGGTGCGGGTGGTGGTGGATTCTTTATGTTTCTTGCACCGCCTGATGCACATGAGAAGATAAGACAAGCAATACCAGAAATTAATGTATGGGTGCCCTTCAGATTTGATTTTGAAGGCTCTAAAATTATAATGGAGTGAGAATGAAGTATCCTTTAATGTCAGACAATATTACTAGAGAAGATTTAGATTTGGTAATAGAACATCTTAAAAAAGATAATCCTAAACTTACAAATGGTCCTGAGTGCCGTGCTTTTGAAGAAGCATGGAGTAAATGGCTTGGTGTAAAATATTCTGTGTTTGTCAACTCAGGTGCTTCTGCTAATCTATTGTCAATGACAATGTTGAAGATCAAACATCCAGAAGGTGGTGAAGTGATTGTGCCACCATTCACATGGGTATCTGATATCGCATCTATTATTCAATGTGGTTTCACACCAGTATTTGTTGACATTGATTTGGATACACTTGGCATGAATGATTTTGGCATACTCAATGCAATCACTGATAAAACAAGAGCAGTGTTTATTACGTATGCACAAGGTTTTGATTGTTTATCTGACAGAGTATTGGAAGTTCTACGTCATCGTAGCATACCTTTGATTGAAGATGTCTGTGAATCACATGGTGCAACACACAACGGTAAACTGTTGGGTAGTTATGGTTGGATGTCTAACTTCTCTTTCTACTTTGCACATCACATGTCTACCATTGAAGGTGGTATGGTATGTACAAACGACCCTGAAGTATATCACACAGTTCGTATGCTTCGTTCACACGGTATGGTTCGTGAGTGTGCATCAGAAGAAATGTCCGAGAAGTATAAGGCAGAGTACCCTGAGTTGAACTCTGACTTTATCTTTGCCTATCCAGCATACAACATGCGTAACAATGAGATTGGCGGTATACTTGGTCAAAATCAGTTGAAACATTTGGATGAAAATGTTAGACTACGTAATGAGAATCTATTTTACTTTTTGGCTAAACTAGACCAGAAAAAGTATAAGGTTGATTTTAGATTGATTGGTTGCAGCAACTATGCCTTTAACATTGTATTGCAGCCAGAGTATGCAAACAAAGAGTTTGCTCAAAGATTGATGGGTAAGATGCGTGATGAACAAATTGAGTTTCGTCGTGGTTCTGCTGGTGGCGGCAATCAACTGCGTCAACCATACTTGAAGAACATTGTGCCAGAAGATCATTACAAGAACTTTCCAAACACTGATCACATGCACTTTTATTCGTTCTACATTGGTAACTATCCAACATTAAGTAAGATGGCAATTGACGAAATCACAACTGTACTGAATAGGGTATAATATGAACATATTGGTGACTGGCGGCGCTGGCTATATTGGCTGCATTTTAACAGAGTATTTACTTCAGACAGGACATGAAGTGACTGTCATTGACAACTTCATGTACAAGCAAACTGGACTGAATCATCTTTGTGAAAACAAAAAACTTACCATTGTAAATGGAGACATTCGTAATCCATATCATATGACGCCTCTGTTGAAAAAAGCAGATGTTGTTATACCACTTGCAGCACTTGTTGGTGCGCCGCTGTGTAATAAAGATGTTGTTGGTGCAGACACGACAAACAAAGATGCAATGTTCTGGATGTTAAATGCTGTTTCAAATGAACAGCGTATCATTATGCCTACAACCAATTCAGCATATGGCACAGGTGATGAAAACAATTTCTGCACAGAAGAATCACCACTGCGGCCAATCTCTAAGTATGCGATTGATAAGGTTGCAGTAGAAGAAAGATTGATGGAGCGTGAGAACTCAATCAGTTACCGTCTTGCTACCGTGTTTGGTATGTCACCACGTATGCGTTCAGACTTACTAGTAAATGATTTGGTCTATCGTGCAGTCAATGATGGCTATGTAATTATCTTTGAAGGTCATTTCAAACGTAACTACATTCATGTACGTGATGTATGTGAAGCATTCTTACATGCACTCTTTCAGTTTGATTACATGAAGAGCAATATCTATAATGTAGGTTTGTCATCGGCAAATGTATCTAAACTAGAACTCTGTGACATTATCAAGAAACATATTCCTACTTTCACAGTGGTAGGGGGTGATATCAAAAAAGACCCAGATCAACGTAACTATATTGTGTCAAATGAAAAACTAGAATCAACAGGTTGGGCACCTTATCATACACTAGATGATGGTGTAGAAGAACTTATCAAGGGCTATACATACTTGAAGAATAACATTTACGGTAATGTATAATGACAACAGCAAATCATTACGTTAATAATGCAGATTTTCTAGCAGCACTTGTTAAGTATCGTACAGAATGTGCCACTGCTAAAGAAGAAAATAAACCAGAGCCAAAGATACCAGATTACATTGGCGAATGCTTTCTAAAGATTGCAGAACACCTATCACGTAAGCCAAACTTTATTTCATACACATACCGTGATGAGATGATATCAGATGGTGTTGAAAACTGTCTGATGTATTTTCGTAACTTTGATCCTGCCAAATCAAAGAATCCATTTGCTTACTTCACACAGATAATTTACTATGCTTTTCTGCGTAGAATTATGC